ACGGTTTATGGAATAAACTTAATAACCGCAGGGCTTTAAAGGGGTTACCGCCGATATGACATGGTCACGAAGAAAATCAGGATTATACATACATGATGCGTTAACTGAGTTTGTGCCTGACATAAAACATCTGGTGTTAAGTCCTCCGGCTCAATACAGGATGTATAAGCAGAGGCTTATGGTTACTCATCTTGTTGGTTTTGGTGGGGGTACTTCGGGTGAAAACGGTAGTGATGTTACCTCGTATTCGTTTGACGGCACGGGGGATTATCTAAGTGTTCCCGATTCAGCCAACTGGGATGTAATTGGTTCAAGCTCAGGCAATTACACAATCTCCATGTGGGTTAAATTCTCAGGAGCACCTTCCGGCAGTCAGTTTTTTATGGGGCAGGAAGAAGCCGATGCTGACAGGTGGACTCTTTATAATGCTCAAGCCACTAATAACTTAAAATTTATTGCGAAAAGCGGCGGGACTAATATTATAAACTTAACCGGTTCAAGTGGAGTAGCAGACACCAACTGGCATTGGATTGTACTTGTTAAAGTTGATGCTGAATACGGTATTTATCTTGACGGCACGCAGAACGGATATTTAAGCGATTCAAGTACAGATACATTTGCTACTGGACTGGATATAGGCGGCGGCGGTGTAGATGCGGCTTTTCCTGGCAATATTGACGATATAATAATTGCCGATTCCAATATTTACAGTGCTACTCCTAATTCGACTCCGAATGATACTATTACCGACCCTGCCGTACCTTATACAGATGCGGCACTCTTGAGGATACACTGTGGGGAAACGATAGTTAGTGGCACAACAGGAAGTGGTGCTACGTTTAAAGATAGTACAGGGGTGCATACCGTAACAGAAAACGGTAATGCGATAAGAGATACGACAACGTATAAATACTGATGAAAACAGAGTATAAGGTTGCAGAGAATAATAATGCGATAGAAGCAACAGGATTATTATATATAGGTTTTGATAAAACAGATAATTTACAGGAGATTAGTAATGCCGTATACGATAGACAGAATAAAGAGTGTTAAGGGTACTCATTTTACCGGTGCATTAGCTCCAGGGGCACAGGAATATGAAGATTTGGATTTTCCGGACAGTTATAAACAGACAGGAATACAGAAACTTAAAGTTCACAGGGCTGTAATAGCCGTGGATTTAACAAATACAACAACGGTAGTTCCGTTTTATATTAATTTCTGGGGCACCGATGCAGCTACCCTTGCAACTGACCCAGATCTTGATTATTTTCAGGGAAGGATAGAGTTTTCAGAAGCCGATCTTGAACAGGTTGGTTCAAGTGGTCTTTACAGGGCTACGCGAGATTTAACCGATAATCCGATTAATTACGAAGATCAGGATTTGTCCGGAGAATTGCATGTAAGCCTTGAGAATACTGATGCATCTACAACCTTTCATGCAAGTGATACAATAAGTATAACATTTTTTGTAGAGCCGATACTATAAATTAAGATGATGGAACTGACTAACAGGCAGAAACAGGAAGTAAATGATTTTGCAAATTTCTTCTCTTATATACCGACAGAGCATTTAGCAGCATTTCTGAATGCCGATTATGATATTATATTTGATAATAAAGGTAATCAGGCTGGAGGTACTGCTGTAATTGCATATGGTTATGTTACGAGGATTCTTGGCTGGCATCCGATAGCAAGAAAGAACATGACATATTTTAAATGCATGGCTGCAAAGGAATATGAGGACTATATGAGAAGCCTTGATGTATTAGATGAAAACAAGGATTTAAGAATTCCGGAACGCGGTCATTATTTCTCTCCTAAAGAATATTTTGAATCTTTAGCAGATAATCCATGTCCTTATTGCGGTACGGAAATAATTAAGCATGAAAGGGTTAATAAGATATACAGGTTTGCTTCTCAAAACCTGCCCATGGAAAAGGCTTCATCAGGCGATGGTGCGGGCAGGTCAAGTGAGACTAAAAATACTCAGTATCCTGAATTTACCAGATGGCTTCCTCCGTTCCTTCTTAAAAAAGATATTACGGCAAGGCGGCAGATACAGATTATAAGAGACCCGTATGGGGGTAATGATATAACGATTGAGTATGTCAGTTATAATCAACAGGTACAGTCAGTTGCTGGTCATAAACGTACAAGTGTATGGCTCGATGAGTTAGCTCCGGAAGCTTTTTTTGATGAACAGCCGGCCAGGCTTATGATAGAGGATGGGGATATATGTATATCATATACACCAACTGAAGATAACAGTATAGGTTATTATTTTGACCGTATATATGAAAGAGCGGCAGTATATTACAAAAGTAAAACCATAAGAAATTATTACAAGCGCAGGCATGGTATTGATTATCCGGCTATAGAGTTTACGAATAGCAGGGAGTCTATAGCGGTTATACAGGTTGCAACCGATGATAATCCTCTTCTTACAAAAGATGTTATAGACAGAAAGTATGCGGGACTTGATGATCCTCAGTTAATTGATATGCGCAGATACGGTATATTTGCCGCAGTTACTGGAAAGATATATAAGCAGTTTGTTTCAAGAGTACATGTACGAAAGGGGTACGAGGTTTTTCCTGATGGAATACCAGACGGCTGGCTGTTTTTCAGGTCTGAAGACTGGCATCAATCAACCAAACTGGCCATTATATTTGTAGCTCTGTCTCCGTATGATGAAGCATTTGTATATGCAGAATTAAACCCAGACCCAGAACAGAACAGCACTCTTGCTGTATGCAGGATGATTGCAGAGGTTAGCGGTACAACACGTAAGTTCAGCATGAATCTTATTGACCCCCTTGCAAGCATAAACCAGTCTAATACCGGCAGAAGTGTTTTAGATGATATGAATTTTTATTTTAAGGAAATGAAGCACAATGAAGAATGCAGTGGCGGATGGTGGGAAAGTGCCAATACAAAATCCATTGCATCTAAATCTGACCATAATTTAAGAGGCAGAGATGAAATAAGGAGAAGGCTTGGTAATGCCAGGTTATCCGGTAAGCCGTTTAATAACAGAATAGAACAGGATGGTCTGGTTAAGTACCTGCCTACATTATGGATACTTGATGACTGCCCTCTTACTGCTGATTCCATTAAAAGCTGGAGGATTGAGAATGGAAAACCAACCGTAAGATGGAGTCATTTCTGTACGGCATTAGAATTTTTAATGAAAGATATCAGGTTTTCTCCGAGGAAACAGATAACACGTCAGCCTAAAAAATATGTACATAAGCAGTATTATCAAACTCATAGATAGGAAATAATACATGATAACAATAAATGAAAAAGAAGCTAATTTTCTGGCTGCCTCAATAGTAGATGATGAATATGTAGTCGGACAAAGCAATAATAATACTCCGGATAATGATTATCTTGATTATCTTGATATGTTCGACTGTGAACGCACCCAGAAAGGCTATGATTGGCTGTCTGATGTCTTCTTTCCAGAGTTTACGGCACAGTCGCTTACACAGGCAGCAATAGAAGCTTCTCTGTATTTTAACACCCATGATTTTGTTGAGGTGTATGTAGGAAGTGAAGATGATATAAGCATAAGGTCGGCAAAGGCAAGTAAAGACCTGATAAATAAAACGCTTAACAGGCGGGGCTTGTGGTTTTACCAGAAGTATATGAGAGCTATTAATATAAAAAATATTGGTGGTGTTGTATATTTCAGGTGTTGGTGGGAACAGGAAACAAGAGAAGAAAAGATAGGCACAAAAAGAGTTCGCAAGCCAATGGGGATTGGTCTTGACGGAAATATAGTAGAGCATTTTGAAGATGAAGATGTGATGGGGGATGTAATACTAAAAGACCATTTCAATTTTGATGTAATCGACCCGAGAGATGTATTTACGGATTCTTCGTATGTTTACAGCATGCAGGATAAAAGATGGATTATTCTCAGGTTTGACGCGACTATTGATGAATTGGAGATGGATGCCGATACTATGGAATATTTCAATCTTGATAAACTCAAGGATGAAAAGATAACAAATCTAAAGCCATCAGAAACAAAAGGTGATAAGACGACTCATCATGGCATAGATAATAAATCAGAGCCTTCAAAAACACCTCTTCACCCTTATACAATATTACAAAGGCTTGGTAAGCACTGGGTAATGGTAGAGAACAGGGATTCTGACGGCAATCCTGTTGATGTTACTATCGGTATAGACGAACATGGGGAGAAGAAAAAGGGTGCTGAGTTATGTGAAATGGTTATTACGTTTGCTCTGCACGGTAGAAATAACAGAACTATTATAGGATATCATCCTGCAAGAACAATAGATTCTCAGGGTAATCCATTCAGGCCAATAACCAGGGCATTGTGCTATATGCATCCTGCAAAGGATGATGGTATGGGTGACGGCAAGTGTCTTAGAGAGCTACAGATAAGTATTAATGATACCATTAATATGGAAAATGATAGAACCAAGCTTTCTACTATTCCTATTATGCAGGGTAACAGATATGACCTTACGGATAACGAAACCCTTGAGTGGAGACCTGGTGCATTCTGGCAGACTGAAACAGGCAATAAACTTGAGGAAGTAAAAATAAGCGGTGGTGTTGCAGGGGCTTTAAACCAGATATATCTGTATAGAAATATGATGCAGCAGGCATCTGGCGTATCCGCACAGACACAAAGCCAGTTAGCCGCTCCTACAACTACGGCAACTGCAACCGTCAGCCAGGCACAGCGAAGCGATATGCGCTCAAGGTACAGAACCTTGACAATGGAAAATACTGGGCTTACTGATATATACTGGTTTATTACCCAGATGAGTGCAAGGCATATGAAACCCGAAACCGCCAGAAAGATACTTGGCGAGGAAGGGGTTATTTTCTTTGACCCTACTCTGGATTTTACATATAAGCCTGTATCTTCTTCAATAGATGATGAATCTTCTAAGCAGACCAAAGTACAGAACTGGCTACAGATGCTTGGGTATATTATTAACGATCCGGAAAGGCGTGATGCTGTTGATTTTATATTGAATGAAACGGCATCGCTGATGGGCAAGGAATATGAAGGATTCAGCAGGAAGTTTCTGGCAAAGACAGGAGCACCTCCTAAACCCGAAGGTTCCAATGTGCAACCATCTGGAGGCGGTATTCCGGCAACTAATCAGAGCGGACAGCCCCAGAGTTCTGAGGAAATACAGACAAGGGAGTTAGCAAATGCGTTCTAATACATTATACAGTTTTGAATCAGAAGAAAGAATAGAAGCCACTACTCTCAGGAATCTCGAACAGACAACAGAGTTCAGAGCGGCTTTAAATACCAAGGTGGGCAAACTGTTGTTTGATGACCTGATATTACTGTTAGACGAAAAGTTTAAACTAATATATGAGGGTAATGCTGACGAAAGAGATAAGGCTATATTTTCCGCTTGTAAGTATATAGGTAACAGATGGAATGAGCTTATAATAAAACATGACAAGAATGTATCAAAGCTCGAGAAGATACACGAAGCGAAAAATATGAAAAAGATGTAATAATTTTAATTTTTGAATGGAGGATAAGATGGGTGAAGAGGAACTTACTGGACTTGATAATGAAGATATCAACGAACCAGAAACGGAATCTGATGCTGAGAAGATATTGAGGCTTGAGGCTGAGAATAAAAATTTTAAAGACGGTAGCAGCAGGCTTGGAAGAGAATTTAAGTCTTATAAGGAAGAATCCAGCGAAAGGTATCAACAGTTACTTGATGAGATTTCTGCACTTAAAGAGCTTAAATCGGCTTCTACGGCAGGACATGGTGATGATAATCTTGATTCCGAATACACAGATTATGAAGACGAGGATATAAAAAGAGTCAGGAAAATTGCAAGAGAAGAAGCTAAAAAAGAAAGAGAGATATCTCTTCAATCCGAAAGAAAGCAAAGGGATAAATATATAAATGACTATGCTTCAACTGTCAATAAACTTGGACAGGGTGAAGAAGATGGAGTATATGAAGAAATCCTTGCTGAAATGGAATCGCTTCCAGGTTATTCTAATGACGGAGCTGCTGATGCCAGAAGGAATTATGAAATAGCAGAAAGAAATTATTATAAGAATAAATATAAAACATCTAAAAGTCCTACGTCTGCATTTAGAGGTGAAGCTCCCAAGGGAAAGATAGGGGGTTCAAGTACTGTTAATTACAAGGAAGCCTCAAGTAAAGACGTAGATAAAGCTTTACAAGACCCGCACGTACAGGAATATATGAAGCGCAGGAGAAAAGATGTGGATTTTGTAAAAAGGGCAATGGCCAATAAAACGCCATTGTCAGGAACAATGAGGTTAGCATAAATGAGAACAAGGAGCCGACAACCAAATGCACGAAAGCCAAGACGGCCAAGAGACAGCCGGACAATTCCCTTATGGGATGAAACCGGACAGGACAATGGCATCTGGTATCACTGCTGGCATTGCGGCTTTTCATGTAATGATCAACGAGATTCATTGGGAGATGAGTCCACCCGTAATGGAGTAATCCATGATGATTTTACCGTAGCGGCACTCGGTGCTGAGCCAGGTGTATATGGTATAGCAACTAGCGGAAGCGAATACAACAGTGGCGGCTTACCATCTGCAAGTGTCATGCTTAGCGGTATCAGCATCAATCAGAAAACTCCTGTAATAAAGGCTGGATCAGACGGAAATCCAATAACTGTTCTTCATTACCATTCGGTATCCACTAGTGGTGGATGTCCGTTCTGCGGTAGTAAAAACTATCGTGGAGATTATTAATTAGTAAACTTTTGATTAGGGAGAAGAATTCATGGCTATGGAAGTCGTAGATTTAAAAGACGGGCAGTGTATATTTGTTCCGATTGGTGCATCTGCCGAAACGCTTTATGTCGGTCAGCTTGTGAAGTGGTCTACTAATGGCGGTGTTGAAAATGCAGGTCAGGCCAGTGGTGCTCTTGATGCTTCGGGTGAAGCCGTATTGGCTGGTATTGTTACAGGTGTTAATAGTCTTACACAGACACATGATACCACATATAATACTACATCAATAACCGGTTTAACCGATGACGATACACAGTCAACAATTAATGCAAAAACTTATTTTGGTCAGGAAGGTATGTTTAGTAAGGGTGACCCTCAGCCGCTGGTTGAGATTGCTCTTATTGATGTCACTACCAGAATAAAGGTTCCGTTCTTCAGTGCTTCATTTGGCACTAATATGAATGTGCAGACTGTTACTACTGGTTCTACTACAGGTGCGGGCTTTACAGCCAATGCATCTGATCAGGCAGGCGTAGCTGACAAGGCAACATCATATTGCAGAACTGGAGCTAATGCAGGTTTGTACAGGGTATCAGATGATACCAGTCAGACAGTCCTTACGTTTGACTATAGATGGCCGCAGGATATCGCTATAGGAGATACATTTGCAAGGGTTCCTGCTGTTTTAGGATACAATGAAATTCAGACAGGCACGGAAGCTATGTATTTTGAGTCTGATGATGTCGGAACAACTAACGGCTGGGGTGTTATTATAGAGAGTCTTGATCTCAGAGAAGCCGGCAGGGAGCACTGTGTTTGCAGGTTTGTTGCTGCGCATTTCGGTATTCATAATGTAACACAGGCTGATTAGTATAATAAGTAACATGGTTTAACATTTTAAAAAGGAGAGAATTAAATGGCTAATCCTTTAACCTCGCAGGAATTTGTAAAAATGCTGCAAGAGGATTTGCGTGAGGTAACAGACGATGCACGAAAGTACAACGACCTCACAAGTAAGAAAGAGCAGATATTTGATGTTATTACTGACTCTACCAGAGCATGGGAAGAGTGGACATCTGTTTCTGCGCTTGGCGATATACCGGCCTTTAATGGCAGGTTGACAACTCTGGGCATTACCCCTGGTTATTCAACCAAGATTGAGGCTAAGGAATATGCAGCCAAGACAGTTGCAAGTCGTAAATTATTTGATGATTTAAAGTATGATATTCTGATGAATCTACAGAGGCAGTTAATGGCTTCTGCATACAGGGTAAGAGATAAAAATGCCGTTGCGATTTTTGCTAATGCAACATCTGTGGCATACAGTTTCATGCCTAATCAGGAAGAGGGAGTTGCCCTTGCAAGTAATAGTCACACAACTAAAGTCCCTGGAGTCGTAACCACAACAAGTGGCTTCGATAATCTTGGAACTTCGGCTTTAAATGCTGTTTCTGTTGCTGCCACCAGAATCATTATGAGAAAATTCAGACAGGCTAATGGTGAGAGGGTTGATATGGGTGATGACTTTGCTCTGTTGGTTCCGGATGATTTAAACTTTAAAGCTCAGGAAATCAACAAAACCGTACTTCAGCTTGACAGTGCTAATAATAATGTCAATGTCCAGAAAGGCATGTATGATATTATTAACTGGCTGCGTTTAAGCGACACAAGTACGTCTAGTTGGGGCATGCTGGATAAAGGCACTATGAAGGATAACTTCAAGTGGATACAGCGTGCCGATGCAGAAACAAACAGCACGGTGGATTTCGATACATTCTCGCTGATGAATTCTGTATATGAGCGTCATGCAGGAGGTTTCATTGACTGGAGATCATATTTCCATAACAATGTTACCTAGAAAGTTTTACCTAGAGAGGTTGTGACCCCACTAGGGTATCAGGTTTATTTCGGACAAGGGGCTGTTACCCCTTGTCCATATTTTAACCAAAGGAAGAACAATGCCTATTACAAATTTTAGCAATGGTGTGTCAAGTTTCGGCATACCTGTGCTTGGTGGCGGAGGAATGACCATACCGCTACTTGGTGGAAGTATTAACGGCAGTGATGCAAAGGTATTCTTTGTTGATCCTGCTAATGGTTCTGACGGCAATGACGGTCTTACGCCTCAGTCTGCGCTGGATACTGTTTCGGCTGCTTATGCCAAAACGGTTGATAAGCGTGGTGATGTTATTTATCTGTATAATGATGGTAACTCATCCGGTACGTCTAGGGAAGACTCAACGATTACATGGTCTAATGACAATACTCACTTGATCGGATTATGTGCTCCTACAATGTTATCACAGAGGGCAAGAATTTCTCCGAATACAAGTAACACAGCCATTGTCACGCCACAATTAACAGTTTCAGGTCATGGTAATATTTTTCAGAACATCTCATTATTTGAGGGTTCAAGTCAGGATGGGACAGCCTCAACAGGGGTCAGCGTAACAGGCAACCGTAATTATTTTGCAAATGTTGCAATTATGAATATGGGTCATGCCAATAGTGCTGATGAAGCGGGAAGCAACCATCTGCTTATTAGTGGTGGTCAGGAAAATACATTTGACGGCTGCTATATAGGTCTTGATACAATTACCAAAAGTGCGGCAAATTCATGTATTAAGTTTGCCAGTGCTGCAACACGTAATATATTCAGAGATTGTATGATTTCCATGACAACAGATGCGGCTACTCCGTTATTTATAGACGCAAACAGTTCCGGAGCCATAGACAGATTTGCATGGTTCAAGGGCTGTCTGTTTTATAATGCAGTTGGCTCTACAGCCACAGAACTTACACAGGCATTTTCTATTCATGCTTCTGCCGGAGGGCTGATTATATTGCAGGATAGTTATGTATGTGGCGCTGCAACATTTGAAAGTACAGCCAGTGGTAATCTGTTTATGGGTATGCCTGTTGCAGATAGGGCTGGAGTTGATGCAGGCGGTAAGATTGGTGCATGGTCTGCATAAGGGATTAATATATGGATAGTTCAGAAAGCATTTTTCATACTGAGGGTGATAAAGATGACGTGTTGTTTACAATGCCGTCTCTTTCACGTACTTTGTCTGAGGGTGATGAGTTTGTATATACTGACGATACAAATACTATTCGCTATAAAATAGAATCTGTTGAGTATCACTTAAGGTATACTGACTCGCCAAGCACGGAGATACTGACAAAGACATGGAAAGCACCTATATGTTATTTTGGAGTAAAAGTTGTAGTGTAGATAATTAATTCTAATGATTGGGCTGGGGCAGTAAGTAGTATAAATACTGCCCCACCATCATTCATTACTATTTAAATGGGAGATTTAATGATTACTAAAACAAAAAAAGCAGATAAAGTAATTAAGAAGGAAGTTGTAAAGGAAAAAGCAGAATCGGGAGCAGTAAAAAAGTCTGATACGGTATCTATTGATGCAGGTGAATTGGCTGAACTCAGGAAGTATAAAACAATCGTTGAGGATGCAGACAGGAAGATAAATGCTCCCGCAGGAAAGATTGCAGATAATGATTACGAATATTTTGCTTCTTTTGATAAGGGAAGTTCTGTTCCAGCATGGTCACTGCCAAGGCAGACAGAGATACTGGAAAATGACGTAAACAAGCTTAACAGTATGCTTAAGAATAAGGAAATTCCGATAGAGGAAATTGCTTATGCCGAGGCTGATTATGCGAGAAAAAAGGAAAGGCTTGAAGAGATTCGTAATTCCAAGCCTAAGCTTACCGGTTTACAGAAAGATAAGTTAAAACAGAAAAGGGATGCTCTTGCCGAAGAAATATCAAGGAGTAAATTCACAAGGCTCCAAATGGAGAAAGGGCTTGTTGATCCGCACGAAGAAGCAACAAGAATGTCTGAGCCGTGTATCAGCGTAGATAAGGAAGAGGCAAGGCGTATGGGTATAAAAACTACGGCAGATGGCAGGGTTTCAAGAAATGTTGCAGAAGGTATGTGGAAAAACATGTCATCTTTGCTCGGAGATACGCCTCTTAATCCGAATTCAGAAATGCTGAGAGGGGATACTGGACATTCTAAGCGAAATATGATTACTGTTCCTGTTGATATTAAAGATGGGAAAGTTTCTTATTAAAGGAGGAAACTCAAATAGACGGCAAAGAAATGAAATACCGAGTGCAACTTGCACTTGATGAGGAAACTGGAGCCGATTTTCTTGATGAAAAGACGGTATATGATTACCTGAATGAAGGCGCAATGGAAGTTGCAAGGCAAACTAATGCACTTGCAACAACTCAGTCTATTACTACTGTTGCAGACCAGACAGGGTACACGCTTAATGCCAATTATCTCCATATGTATCTCAGGGATGCGGGTGGAGATTTTTTTATTAAATATAATGACGGCACAACCGATTTCTTTATTAAATGGTGTCCGTATGAGAAGATAATTATATCGAATAATACTACATCTGTTTCAATACCTGACAGGTTTGGCATTACAGATGACCCCACTCTTGACAGTCAAGCTTCAGGTACGGCAACAAGTGCCGGAGCTATAAACTCCAATAGTGGAGAGGCAACATTAACGGATAGTGCAGCCGATTTCAGTGATGTAAGCGCAGGTGATATTGTACATAATACCACGGACAGTTCGTCTGGCGTTGTTATTTCCAAGACCTCATCTACCGTACTTGTAACTGCACTCTTTCCCGATGATCCTAGCGCTAGCGTTGATAAGGATTGGGACAGTTCTGATGCTTACGTTATTCAACCACAGGGAAGGTTTAGGCTTGTTCTAGACCCTCCCCCAAGTACGGCTGGGCACACAATTACTTTTTATTATATACATAAGCCATCTCCTGTATGGTCTGCATTCAGAACTTTCAGGTTTCCCCCGCATTTGAATCTGGCGACAATTAAATATGCCTCATGGCTTCTTAAATACAGGGATAGAGAACCTGACTTTGGTGACAGGTTGTTTATAATGGCTGATAATGAAATGCGAAGAAGTAAGTATATTATAGACAGATCGCTTAACAGAAACAGAATCAGGGTTAATATGCTTGCAAGGAATTAACCGGAATTGATAAATAACTATGTCACCTAGAACAAATAGAACAAAAAAAAGAAAAACGGATCAGGATAAAGAACTGATGCCGTTTCAATTCGGGCTGACCGGAAAACTGGTTACATCTGTAGACTCGACACGTCTTGTGTTTAAAAATTCAGATAATCCTGTTGTAGACAATTTTAAGAATCTTAAAAATATAAGATATACAGATAACGGCATTCGTGGTGTAAGGGGAATGAGCAAGATTAATACCACGGCTTTATCCACACAGCTTAAGGCAAGGAATGTACATCAGTTTATCAAATCACAGCCTTCTGAGACACATGTGCTTATACAGGCATTTGATACAAACCTTGACAATTCTAAAATCTGGCGTAACAGTACTTCAATACCAAATACAGGGAACTTTAACGGTACTGCTTTGCATACTGACACTCGTACAACTGGTTCAATAACGGCATTTGCATTGGATGGAACCAGAATAAAAGTGACAAGTGCTGGTCATAATTTATCAAATGGTGATAATATAACCATAACTGGCACTACGTCATATAATGGTGCATCTACTGTACAAGATGTAGATACTGATACCTTTATTATTAATGGTACTTTTGTGGCGAATGATGCTACTGGAACGTGGGCAACACGTACAAAAGGCAGGTTCGAGAATGGTCAGTTAGGTAGGCTATTATATTGCAATGGTAAAGAAACGAAAATATGGGGTGGTAATGAAGCCAGACTATCTAACTTTACTATATTTGACCCAAATGGTACATTTAAGTATGATTATACAGAAAAAATACAGAATAATTTAACTGATGCAGATAATGTAGCTTCGATTTTTCAAACACCCGCAGGTATAGACAGTAATACCCAAGTACTCTTTCATTTTGAAGATGCTGCTTCTGGAGGATTTGATGATTCATCGACAGCAGGAGACCATGATGGTACGGCTGTTGGCAATGCTGAAAGAAGTACTACTCAAAGTAAGTTTGGTACATATTCTTTAATTTTGGATGGTACGGGTGATTGGGTCACGATTGCTGATCATGCTGATATAAACCTCTCTGGAGGAACATGGACAGTTGAATGTTGGGTATATACTACTAATATGAGTACTGAACAAGGTATATATTCACAAGGTAATACTGGTGGTGATACTGACTATATGACAATTAATATAGGAACTGATGGTACTGTTAAGCTATCTATAGTTGCTTCCAGTTCTGAAGTAGTTGGCTTATCAAGTCCCAGTAATGTAATATCAGTTAATACATGGAATCATATTGCTGTAGTATCCACGCCAGGTTCGTCTAATACAGATTATCGCATATTTGTTAATGGTACGCAGCGAGGATATTTAAACGATCCTCAAAAGCCAGCTAATTATACCAGTACAGCGGTAATCGGGGCAAGAATTAGGGGAAACACTACCGACTTGCCATTTACAGGTCATATAGACGAATTTAGATTGTCTGATTCTGCCAGATGGACAAGTAATTTTAGCCCTGATGTAAGGGCTTATGGAAGTAGTGGTATTGTTAATATGCGCATTGGTAATATAATGCCCATTGAAGGATTTAAAATATCAGTAAGTACTGCTAATACTGCATCTGGTACTATGAGTGTGTTTTATTGGAGTGGTACTGGTTGGACTGCTGTATCTAGTCTATCAGATGGCACGGCATCCGGTGGTATACCTTTAGCACAAACCGGTACGGTAACTTTTGACTCAACAGCATCGGTAGCTAAACAAAACGTGATAGATAGTATTCTGGGATTTTGGTATCTTATACAAATTGATAGTACTGATACGACTACCAGAATTAGTAACATAACCGTAAAAGAACCATTTCAAAATTTACAGGATTTCTGGGATGGTGAATTTAGAACGGCTGAGTCGGTTCAGTTATTTGAAGATGGTATCAATAAAGATAACACCGTTAATGTTTTTGAAGATGACTTTACTTTTGATGAAAGTACGGAGGGTGATCTCTCTAGCTATATGGTAATGGATTCTTTAGAACCTGGCACGGAATATCTGCAAGTTGGTTTTTCTGAACGAATGCAGGGGTTAAGAGTTAAAATGATTCCCAATCATAGCAATACTTCAGAAACGGCAACTGGTACAGTAATTAGCAGTAATCCTTCTTTAACAACGACAGATTCGTGGTCTAGTATTACCGTTAATAGTGTAGAACTTTTGACTACAACTATAACAAATATTAGTAGTAATGATACTGCAATAGATGCTGCCGCAAAACAGATTAATGATAATATTTCATCTCCAGATTATACTGCTGAGGCTGATGGTGAAACATTGACTATTACATCTAAAACACCAGGGGCAAGTGTAAACGGTTTTGTTGTAGCAATATCAGATTCCGGTTATGATTTATCTACAACTAATATGGCTGGGGGTAGGGATATTAGTGCGTTTCTTACTGTAAGTTATTGGAACGGAACGGCATGGACTAATATTGGTAATGTACAGGATGGAACTATTAGTGCTGATTCTTCCATGGCTAAATCAGGATTTATTACATGGAATCCTGTTAATGAAAACACTGAGTTTAAAAAAGCAATAGGCGAAGAAGAAGCATATTATTATTATAAATTAGAATGGAACCAGGAATTCAACAAAGATGTATTGTGTTATTATATAGCCGGAATACCAGTATCTAAACAAATAGATAAATATAGTTTTGTTTTAAACGCTCAGGGTAGAACATGGCTTATGAGTAATCAGTCTGGCAAAAGGAATACAGCAAATATATCAGCACTAAATACTGTTAATACTTTTAATGGTAAAGATTCCAGTATATTAGAATTTGGTGATGGGACTGATATTACAGCCGCTACAGAAATCTTTACCAAGGTAACATCTGGCGCTATTAGCGATGTTGTGATTGCAAAAAATAATTATACTCATGAACATTTATCCTCTCAATTTAATGAACATACTATAACTAGAATTTATCAATTATTAGTATGGGGAAAATTGCGCCCCTCTAAAGGGAGAATTGAAACACTTATTACAAGAAGTTCAAAAAATAGACAAATGATGGAAGTAAGTAATTCTAAAGGTAAAAAAGCAAT